ACGTACTGTTTGGTCGCGGCCTGCAAGTTTGTCGCCGGATCGGCAGCCAGCAGCAGCGGACCAAGCATCGTGTCGCCGCCGACACGAACCACCGCCACCCACGTTGCGTTGATCCTGCCGTAAGCGGCGTCATCGGTCGGCGCTTCCGGCACGTCACCGGACGGACCCTGTGGACCTACCGGGCCAGCAACGCCCTGCGGTCCTGCCGGACCCGTTGGACCCGGTATGCCTTGCGGCCCGACATCCCCCTGCGGCCCTTGTGGGCCGCCCGGTGCGCCGTCCTGACCTGCCGGACCTGTCGAGCCCTGCGGCCCCGGTGGTCCCGGCTGACCTTGCGCACCAAACGGACCCGGTATGCCTTGCGGGCCGGGTGGACCGGCAACACCGGCATCACCCTTCGGACCCATTGGCCCTTGTTCGGGGACCGCGACAATCTTGACGCTTGTCATCGTGTTGGCCCGTGTGTGTGCGTCAACGTCCCGCGAAAGATGTCTTCGCGCAAACCGTCAGGACGCAACAGGATCAAGCTGTGGACGTAATCGCCGGGTGGCATGTCGGCCATCTGCTCACGCCTGATGGTGATCTTGAAGATGTCAGCCGGAATACCGTCTGTCGTCGGGCTGCTCTGATACACGATGATGTCGCCATCATCGGTGCTGACCTCGACAAACACTTCGACATCGTCCGGCTGTTTGCGCACCATCATCAGCAAACCATGATCGGTGAAATCGAACGGTACACCGTTGATCACCCACTGGAAGGCGCGGGAGAAGTCGGCGTCAGAGAACGTGTTGATCTGGACCTCTGCTGCTTCCGCCATTGATGCCTCACAGGTGTGCGTAGTAGTCGGCGTCCAAATTGAAGTCTGGTGCGCGCTGGCAGACGACCCACGCCCCGTTTCGCCAGACAGGAAACAGTCCGCGGCCGCAATGTGGCGGCGGCACGGTTGTCGTATTCCCCGGCATCAGAATAATTCCCGGCGCGCGTGGATCGGCGTCCGATATGTCAAGCAGACGAACGCCTGTGTAGACGCCAGTGTCGTAGTCGAATGTGAACACCGGAAACATCCGTCAGCCATCCACGATGCACGGCATCAACGCGCAGTTGCGCGGGCGCGTCTCTGGTCCGCCACCCGAGCCTGAAAGATTGATGGCGGAGGTGATGCGGTTTTCCCGATGCACCCACCCGGTCGGCCATGCTGACGGCCAAATCGACACTGGCGGTTTGAGGTCTTGATACGGAGCAACCCATCCAATTTCGACATAGCCATAGGACACTTGATCAGGTTGCGTTCCCGTCACGGCAAGCCAGTTGTTGTAGCCAACATCGCGCGCCCGCACGGTGCCGGGTGACACGTCCGGCCAGCCGCCACCCTGCACGTTGTACGCCTCGTAGCGCGGATTGGTGAACGTCAATTCTGCATTCTGCACATAAGCGTTCGCATAGTTCGGGGGCAGCACTGGAGGCGCACCACCGACCTGACTGCTGCCCATATTCATCGGGCCAAAGCTGGCCTTCGGATTGATGAGATCAACGATGCCAGACATGGCCAGCGTTCCCACAATATCGCTTTGCTGCGTACCAAGCACCCGGCTTGCATCAATGCCACGCGCATCATCAAAGAAGCGCATGAACTCACCACGAAAATCAGGCACACGAAACGTAGTCGTGCCGTCACCGCGCGAAAACGCCGTCCAAGAATGATTGGCAGAGTTCGTCCATATTCCTTCATCAACGATGCGCCCACTGGCATTGGCGTAGGCCCATAGGCCGGGATGCTCCAGCCGCAGAAGTGTCGCGCCGTTCAGCTTCAATGTGCCGGGGATTGCCGTGCTGCCGGGTGACAGGATGATGCTGCCGACAGGACCAAGCCCAACCGCCTTCGGGATCAGGCCGGAAAACTGGAACGACCCGGCAGCGGCAGAATAGATCAGCAACATGATCTGATCGTGTACCGCATCGCCCGCTTGCAGCGGCTGTCCATTGCCGCGCACGATTGGCACCGGAGCCAGCGCGTTCACCTTGATTGTCGATGGGCCGGTAATGTCATTGACCACCCGCACCTCGACTGTCGTCCCCGCCACCAGCGCCGTGATCGATGGCACAAAGCTGGCGATCAGTGCATTGGGCGTGCCGGTGTCAACGGCGAACGGGATGTTGATGAAGGTATTTGTGCCGGGGCCACCACCGCCAGCCCCGCTCGAATACGGATTGAACTCCCAATAGCCGCTGTCATTCCACACCGCCTCGAACATCACGCCTGCCTTGACCTCATCGGCGGCAAGCTCCGATCCGTCCGCGTGACGAAGCGCGTGTTCTGCGCCATCGACCGATAGCAGCGTGTGGCCGGTGTTGTTGACCAGCGCCTTGACGCGCAGCGGCATCCCCGGCGTCTGCGTGTTGCTGATCGGCGGATCAAACTCCACCGCAATCGTATTTGGATTGCCGCCATCAACCGCCAGCGCGTAGTTCATGCGCTGGCTGCGCACAGCGAACAGAAGCTGCGTCAGGCTGGCGTTGTCGGAGACTTGATTTGCGGCCTCGATCACCGCAACAAGTTCGCGCTGTGGAAACTCCACGGCCTCTGCCGGGATAATCGAGCCTTGCCGCCCGACACTCGGATCACCGTTGATGTACGCTGCTTCGGGATCAGTGATGCCATACGGTTGGTTGTACTTCATGTCCTATCCCTTCAGGGTGTGCCCGCCATCGGGCCACCGGTCTGCAAGCCTGAATAATCAAAAACGATCTGCGTGTGTGCTGGTTTGATGCGCTCCAGAAAACACGGCACTTCATCCGCAACGCCGATGATCAGGTGCGGATCGACACCGACCTCGCCGCCGATTGGTCCTGTCCGAAACCATTGTAGCTTGGCGTCACCGACACCGATGGACCAGTAGAACCGCATCTCAGGCGGCCCGAGAAACCAGCGCATGGCGTCCGGCTGACCGCCTGCCGCGACTTCATCCTCTGAAGTGTCGCCCACCTTCGACACACCGCACATGTACGGCGCGTACTCCTTAATGCTGATCGAGTAGCCCAGCCACGACATCACCTCGACAAAGAAGGCGCGCGATTGCCCGCCCAGCAGCGTCATCTTCAGCATCAGGATGCGATGGCGCTCCGACAGCGATGTCTGCGTACCGAAAAAACATGGATCGGGCAGACCCCAATTGCGTTCCCAATCAGGAAACATTTCGACTGCAATGCGCGGGTCGGCCTCAATCTCCAGAAAGTCCGCCGCGCGGCTGTCGACAAATCCCCAATATTTGCACAGGCCGGTGACAGCCTTGACCAGCGTACTGCCCAGCGCACGCGGCCACGCATGACCCTGCGGCAACAGCGCCAGCATGGCATGTGCGTAGTCCTCGCCAGAGCGCCGGATGTGCCGGTCAGTCATAGACGACGCTCCCCAAGACGGCCATGTGACCGGGCGACGGCATGACATCGTCCTCGTTGTTCGCCATGTGGAACGACACGATGCCGGGGGTACTCATGATGGCGAAGTTTTTCCACGCGGCAAAAATTGTCTGTCCCGGCGCAGCGTACAGCCGCAGCATGGTCTTGATGCTCACTTCGATTTCGCCGCGCATGGTGTCGTTGTCGGGCACCAGTTCGTCGATGACGCAGGTGATGTACTGCTTGAGTGGTGCCACCACGAAAAAGTCCTTCACCGCAACCGGGCGCTTGGTGTTGATGTAGAGCGCAACCGCGTCGACATCCTCCTGCAACGGGAAGCCGTCATTGTCGGCGCGCAAATCATCCATCATGAAGCGCACCGTCACGGTGCCGATGCCCATCTCGCTTGTCGCCCATGCGCGCGTCACACCGGGCACCGCCAGCGCCCATGCCTCGTAGTCGTAGGCCGCGCCACCCATCGGCGGCTGCTGGATGCGGCGCAGGACGCGCTCGCGCAATTGTTCGTCTGTTTCCGTATCGACGCCGCCGCCCATGCCGCCGATGAGCGTTGCACTGGTGACGCCGACAACCGGCACCACGATGCCCAGCGGATCATCATCTGGCGTATTGCCGACAGTCCCCGCCGTCAGGGCGACGGCCTTCGCCGTACCGCCCGTCGCACTGATCACGGCATCTGCTGTCGTCTGGTACTGCACACTGACGCCAGTGAGAACCATCCCGGCAGGAGCCACCGCGCCAGATAGGCCGGTGAACAGGACGTTGCCGTGCGCGTAGGTCGCGGCCTTGCGCCCTTTCGATCCATCGGCATTGACCAGCCAGATTTCACCATGCCGGTCGAGCCATTCGGTTTCTGCCGTGTCGGGCAACAATTGCAGCGACAGCCAATCGATATACAGCAGCGTCAGGTGCGTCAGGCCGGACATCGCATCGGAGATGATGCGCAGCACCGAGTTCGGGATCATCACCTTTGCGCCAAGCTGCGTCAGCACATAGTCCCGCGTGGTCTTGCGGACATCCTTCAGCGTTGGCGTGGTCCACGGCATCAGCGTCTCCCAAGCTCATCCCATAATTCAGAATACCGAAGCTCGATTGCAGTCTGCGGGCCGCGATAGACCATAACGCCGACATCGATGCGCTGCGTGTCGATCTGCTCGCCGGTCACATCGATGCGCGAGGCAATGCGCTGCTGCGTGAATGGCTTCATCGCCGCGCGGGTGTAGCTGATGGCGCGGCCAACGGTTGAGCCTTCGCGCGACAGTGAGCCGGTGATCTTCGCCCGCTCCAGCAGCCACAGCTTGCAGCCGACCGGCCAGCCGTTCCAGATTTCCTCTGCGTCCATGTCGCCCCACCAACCGCGTCTGTCCGTGGCATCAAGGTCCGGCAGTACATCGCTGACGCCAGCGAGACTGTCAGAGCCCAGCGCGACGATCATTGCCGACTGCAAGTCAAGCCCGTCGACCAGCAGGTTGAGGTCTGACAACAGCCAATCGAGTTCGACCGCATACTTGAACGGCTTGTGGTCGGCCAGTTGCAGATAGCGGAGGTCGCTGCTCACGTTCGCTCCTGAAAGTAGGTTTCACTCCAGACGCCATTGCCGTCACACTGATAGCTGCCGAAGGCGATGTCCCTGATGGTGCGGACGCCGTTCTTCACCAGCAACGCCAGCCTGTAGCTTTCGTAGAGATAGATTGGGCCGTCCGCCAACGGCTCAAACTTCACGCGCATGACGATGTGGCGCGAACATTCACCGAATGAAACGATGCTGCCGGTGCCATAGATGGCCACCGTGTTTGTATCCACGCTGTCATCATCCGGCGACAGGTTGACTGTCGGCAGGCACTCCAGCCTGACGATGCTCGCTTCACCGTGCGCGCATTCCCAAGGCGTAAACATCAGACGACCTTTGCGTAGACCTTTTTGGCGGGACCGCCGACCGTGCTGACCTTCGGCAGGTTGTCCTCGTCCTTCTGATCGAGGCCGAACTTGATCTTGGCATCACCCGTGCCGATGACCTCCAGCCTGTCTGTCACCGTTGTGTAGTGCTTGTCGAACTCCATCGTTGCGATCTTTCCTTTCAGGAACCACGTCTGCGACGATGCCTCGTAGTAGCCGACCACGGTATCGCCAGCGCGAAACTCGATGCGGTCCTTTGTGCAGCGAACTTCGGTGTTGACGCTTTCGCCTTCGTGCTTGTACGCCTCGGCCTGCTGCGTCTGGCTCGGCGCAGCCGCCAGCAAACCCGGCCCCGGTGGTGTCGCGCCGCCTCCGCTCTGCCCGCCGCTGCTCGGTTTGTCTGTAGGCCGCTTCTGCTTTTCCTTTTTGACATGGCGCAAGGATGCGAACCGCTCGACCATCTTGCCGGTCGCCTGATCGATGCTGTCGAGCGACAGCATGGCCATGAAGCCACGTCGCAACAGCGTCATCTGCCCGATGTCGTCGTACTGCGCGTTCTCGCCCGGTAGCAGGCCCATCGGACGGTGACGCCGGTCATCGACACCGATCACCACCGGATGATTGCGCTGCCCGCCCATGAACATGGCGATGCCTTCCGCCGCTGCGCCCAAGATCGCACCCCCGCTGCCGCCAACCGCACCCGCAACTGCCGCCACCGCCTTCTGCGCGCCCTCCTGTACATCGCGCGGCAACGGCGTCGAACTGAAGCCGTAGTTCTGCACCCGCTCGACCTTGTCGCGCCCGTCCGAGTTCATCCCGTCGAAGTGCAACTCCTGCATCATCAACTGATCCATGCCCTTGTTGAGCGTGAAGCGCACCGCTTGGTGCATGGCGCGGCCCGACATTTCCAGCAGACTGTTCCTGTTCATGGGTCATAAGCCTTTGATCGTTCGTTGAGCCAATCTTTGCCCGCCTGTTCCGCCTTCTGCAATTCAGCCTGTTTGGCAACAGCATCGCGGTAACTGCGCAGTCCGTTCATGTGGATCGGATCGACCATGATCAGCGTCGTCGTTGTGCCAGCATCACTCTGCTCGTAGATGCAACCGGAGCAACCGAGTATCTGGTGCAGGATCAGCGACGGACTTTCGACCTGATAATATTCGCCAGCCCGCCACACCTCATCGCTTTTGTTGTTGTCCTTGAACCAGCCTTGCACGACGATCTGCGCTTCAATCTCGCTACCCTCGGTGAACACCTTTTCCATCTGCGCCCGCCGTTGAACGCCATGCAGC